AATGTTCCAGCGGTCGGGAACCCACCTGTGGGTCCATTGCATGATCTTAGCAAAGTCCTTGATCGCTCCCCGTCGTAGGTGAGGGACGGATTCGCTGACCACGGATATCTCCGACTTGGGATGACGGGCCGCATGGTCAATCAGCACCGCAAGGATGCCGAAGGTTTTGCTCGCACTTGTGCCACCTTGGATGACTTTTTTCCGAGCCGTCATCGCCCGAATCTTCTTGATGGCGGTGGTGTACTTAAAGTCCATTGTAGTCAGGACAGGGCTCGAACCTGTAAGGGTACCTCTTATGCTTATGCTGCCCTACGGTTTCCGCCGTATGCGTCTGCCAATTCCGCCACCTGACTGACACAAAGATACGAGCCTTTCGCAAACCCGCAATACTATTCCCCAAAAAGCGGCTGCTCGATGGTTACGCTGGTCTCCTGCTTTTCTACCAAGCCGTTCAATCGCTGCGTGATGGAGGGGTTGTAAATGCCCGCCATGCCTCCCTTGATTTGGTCGGCTCGGATGGCTTCCTTTATGCGCTGGCAGATTGCGGTAAATTCTTCGTATGCTCCCCCTTTGTTGTTAAAATAGTCCCTCCCCCCATCAGCAATACCCTTGTCCCAAAGGTGCAATTTAAACCCCTCCATGGTCAATGGGGCTTCTTTTTCCCGAAAGACCTCCACGGCTTTGGGGCCAATCCAATCTTTTACAAGGATGGGTTGCTTCTTTGTATTGACGCAATACTCGCTGAAATCTTCCCAAAGTTCTTGGGGGTTCGCAAATACCCGTGGCCTTCCTGCTCCCATCAATACTCAATTTTATCTATGAGCGAATCAATCTTGTCCACGATTTTCATCTTGACCGCAAAGGCGTTGGGCGAGTTGGAATCGTCCACCGCCCCGATGCAGTCGCAGAGGGTCGTGATGACCATCATCAGCGAATCCATGCGGGCTTGGACTTGGGCCTCATCGTTGGGGGCTTTGGTTGATGGCATGGGTAAAGGTGTGGTGGTTGGCTTCGGCAAACTGGTCCGCCTCTTGGTAAATGTATTGAAGGGCCGATTTTACGCAGTCAGCGCACCACCAATTCGTGTTCGGTCGTCCGTGGGCGACGAGGATGGTCTGCAAGTCATGGACCGCTTCGGGGGACAACCGCATGAACAGGGCGGCTTGGTACTGGTCCCAATAGTGGCGGTGCTTGGTTGCCAGCAGGTACTCGTCTTGGGTCATCGGTTCGTCAGTTGCAGGATGACAACGGTTAGCCCCGCAGAGGCGAGGCCGTAAACGGGAGCGAGAACCCAACCGCAGGTGGACCAAGTGAGCAGGACCGCCACCCAAAAGGTGAGGCAGGTGACGCAAGAGAACGGCTTGTGACGGGCGAACCAGGTCTTGTACCACCATTGGGGGAGGACATGATACTCGGCAATAGCAAGGGCGGTCAAACTGCTAATCAGCAGGGGAAAAATCAGCGTGTCCATGGTTTTGGATTGCGGCCTTGATTTTGGCCTTGGCTTGGTCAATGGAATAGATTATTGAGCGATACGGAATGCCCGTGTCCCTTGAAAGTTTCTTCATGTTCCCTGTTCGCAGATGGAGGCGCAGTAACTCCTTGTCGTAGGGGAACGCCCCGTCCTTGGCCCAAGTGTCCATTTCGGCCTCGGCGATGGCCCAAAGGTCATCCATCAAGGAATCGTACTCGGACTGGGGGATAGGAGAATCGGGGTCCAGTTCTTCGAGCAAATCGTGGTGACGGTACTTTTGGGCAAACTGGTTGTTCTTGCCCCTGTAAAGGTTCAGCAGCAGACGCACCACATAGAACTTGAAGTACCCCTGCGCTTGTATTTGCAGAATCTTGGCGGGGTCCTTTTCCAGCAGGATGAGGACGCACTCCTGTTCCAAGTCCCTCCAAAGCGGGTCGCCCCCTGTGATGGTGAGGCACGCCTTTCGGATTTCGCCCGTGCGGTAGAGGTCAAGGATTACGGTGTCGGCTGACTGCATATGCAAAGATTGCAAAAAAAAAGGGCCAGCGGTTAGGCTGACCCCTTGGGTGTGATAGCGGTTTCGGACTATTCTTGCTTCGGAAGTTGCATGGTATCAGTGATATAAGCCCCCTCAGCGGTCTGCAAATACTCTTGGGCGTTGTTGAAAACTTGCCTGCGAAGGTAGCGGAGTTGAGGCTTGGCCTTGCAGTCGTTGTGGAAGGATTCAAGGTTTATGATTATCGTGCTATAGTGGCGGTTCAACTCCTTGCCGATAGCCATGAAGGTGAATAGGTACTCGTTGTAGGCGATGTCGGCCACGATGTTCCGAGCGATGACGCAGGGCCGTTCCCGTGATGGGGACCGCACTTGGTCGGGCGTGATGCCGAATATGGCCGCCGTGGTGTCAACGAGGTGGTGGATGAGGGCTGGGGTCATGGGTTAAACAATTTCGGGGATGGGCATCCAATAAAGGACTTCGCTGGTGAACCAAGAGTGTTCCTCGCAGTACCATTTATTGGTTTCAAATTCATACCAAGCCACAACTTGCATTCCTTCGTTGTCAGTTATCAGCACGGGTTCGCCATCCTTGGGCATTTGGTCTTGGGGTCTTATCCAGGGCATGCGTGATGCGGCATACTCATCCATTGCCTTAATTAACCATTCTCGGTCAACTTGGTGGAAGTGCATCTCGTTGGCGTCCTCGTGTTCTTTGAGGATTTGGTCTGCGGTTTTCATTGGTTTGGGGTTTAGGCGTTTTTGGCTTGAAGGATGCGACCGAGCAGGGTCCAGTTCACGGACCAAGGCTTGATAGTTTCGGAGCGGTCGGGGCGGTCGCAGTTCACGCACTCCTTGCGGATGTGGAGTTGCCAGCGTCGGAAATCGGTTGGTGTGGTTTTCATGGGTTTGGGGTTTGGTTGGTAAGGTTATAGGCTGACGCTGGGGGACTTTCGGTAAGACCAGAGGCTGACGATTATACCCGAATGCGTATAAATTTTGGGTTTTTCTATAAATTATATCCGATTGGGTATAGTTTCAAACAACCGATACTTCCCACACGAATCGGTCAGGGTCTTGACCTGCGGACCGAATCCGTTGCTCCGAGATAGCACATACTCGCAGGCATTCCCCTTGGGCCGCACCTCAATCACCTTCCAAGGGCGGTTGTTGGTGCAGGCGGTCAGGAGCAGAAGGAGCAGTAAGCGGCGCATGGTCCAAAGATATACACAGCCTACCCACATTCAGCCAACACCTGCTGGAAATCTTCCACGCTTCGGATGACTACATACCTGTACCCCGCCTCCTGAACCACCCCCTGCCACCACTTTTGGGAGAGGGACTGCTTGCCCTTGGGGTCTTTGAACTCCAAGAACACGGCCCCATCGGTTGATAAATACACCATGTCGCTCACCCCCGCCACCACGCCCATGGCCTTCATGACGCTCCCAGCATAGGCAGACGGTGCGTTGTTGTTTACTGTAAACAAGCGACCACGCTCGTCGGGGAAGTTGTTCCAGTGCCATTGGAAGCACTCGGCTTGAATCTTGAACTCTTGCATGGGTAAGTTATTTTAGGATTGGGAAACGGTCTTTGTTGTGGAATGCCCAGCCTGGCTTCCAGCCCATGTAACGGATGAACTCCAAGGCTTCGGCTTTGCTCTTGCATTGGTTGTGCAGGACCCAGAACGGTGAAATTACTTTGGCCTTGGCCAGTTGTGCCTTTTGGTACATGCTGCTCGTCGTGGCCAACTGCATGCCCTGGGCTTTGGTCATCAGGTGCAGGTCCACCATTTCGCCCTGCTCTTGCGGCTTGCGCTGGTACTCGTAGCCGCAATGCTTGCACTTCATCGCCCCCACGGGGATAATCGCCTCGCAGCCCTTGCAGTTCTTCGCCCCGCCAACGCCATCGGATTTCTTCTTGCGTTTCTTTTTGAGGGACCAGTCACGGCTCGCTTCCCAAAACCCGTGGTGGTTCACATTGTTTCCAAAGTCAAGGATCGTGAACTTCCGCTTGGTTGGCGTTACCCTGGAACCACGGCCCACCATCTGCATGAATAGCGGCAGGCTTGCGGTCGCCCGGTATAGGATTACGACCTCGATGGTTGGCTCGTCAAAGCCGGTGGTCATTAAATCGCAGTTGCAAAGGATAGCGTTGGGGGTATGCTTAAACCATTCCAATACATCTGCCCGTTCCTGCTTGCCCATGGTGCCATCCACATGGCGGGCGTTATGGCCTGCAAAGTGCAAGGCAGCACATACTTCCATACTGGATGCAATGTTGCTCGCAAACAAGATCGCTTTCTTGCCCCTGCAATGCCTGCCGTAATTTTTGACAACCCCGTCAAATACCCTCCGCTTGGAGTACACCGTTGCCATCTGCTGGGTGTCGTAGTCATCGCCCCGCATCCCGATTCCCGACAAGTCCAAGTTTGTCCCATAGGTGACAGGACTGGCAAGGAACCCTTGGCGTATCAGTTCACCGACCTGCACAGGGTTGTGGAGGGCTTGGTAGAACTTGGACAGGCACTCTTGGTTCCCACGACGCAGCGGGGTTGCGGTGGCCCCGATCACCACGGCCTTGGCGGGGATGCTTGCAAGTAACGGGTTAAAGGTCTGCTTGTGGGCTTCGTCAATGATTACCAGGTCCATTCCCGCCATGAGGTCGGCATAGTCGGCCTTGTTCTTGCGTCGGGCGTAGGTCTGCGCCATGGCTATAAAGCAGTTCCCCGAAACATCCAGTCGGGGCTTGCCCGCTTCAATGAGGGTCGGCAGGATCCCAAACTGATCCAGCGCACCGTTGGATTGCTTCAGCAGTTCAACCCTATCGGTGAAGATGATGCACCGTTTCCCCCGCTGAAGGGCCGATGCCACCATGAAGGTGAACATGACGGTCTTGCCGCTTCCCGTTGGAGCGCACAGGATGATGTGCCTCTTGCCCTCTGCGATACTTGTCCGCATTTGGTCAATGGCTTGGTTTTGGTAGGGTCTAAGCGTAGTCACTTGTAGTCACTTTGGTTTTTGAGAAGTGACTACAAAAAACGGCCTTCCTGATAGCGTGGAGGCGGTTGTAGTCAGTGTAGTCACTTGTAGTTACTTTTTTTCTTATGAGTAGATATATATCACACACGCACACACGCACACGCTCGTATATATTGCCAATGTAAAATAGGGGTCAAAACTGACTACACTGACTACTTAAAACGGAATGCCCTGATTAGTAGGCGTTTGGGCGTAGTCACTTCTTTCATAATTTCTGACTACAAAATAGCATCCGAGGAAATTCCGCTCCCTTCGGCATACTTTCTGACACCCAAGCGATTTTAGGATGGCTCCAAGTTTGTGTGCGGACACATGCTGACGGGTGCAGGTTTCAATGACATCCTTGATCTCGGAGTTGGTCAGCCACTTGCCTTCGGGGTCGTCGCTCCGATCGGGGATGGTAAATAATTTGAGCAGGAGTTCTTTCTCCACGGCGGGCTGGACATTCAGTTGGGTCCGATCGTTGAGGATTGCGATCTCGGCTCTTGATAGTTGCCAGGCATCGCTTCCGTGGGTTTGAATGGCATGGTAGCACTCAATGAATAGGTCGGTCTTGTCAATGGCATCGTAGGCATCCCAGTCAATGCTTGCGGCCACCACGGGCAGGATTCGTCGGTTGCCCGTCGGGTCGTTGATGACTTCTTCGTCGTTGGATGTACCACAAAGGACCGCATAACGGTTCAAATCCTCGTGGACCCGTCCGTAAGGCTTGCGGATGCTGAAGGTCTGCTTGGAGGACAGTTCCTTCAGTTTCTTGGCCTCCTGCTTGGATTTACCGCCAAACTCGTCGTCGCAGAGGATAATCTTCTTGCACATGAGGATCTCGTCGTCCTTGCCTGCATCCAGTTTGGATTCCCCGTAATAGGATCGCAGTTCGGCAGGCAGTAGGTTCCTGAAGAAGTTGGTCTTGCCGATACCTTGGTCCCCGCATAGGACCAAAATGGCCAGCGAGTAATCGCCCTGCATGCTTGCAACCACCGAGCAGAGCCACTTGTAGATGCACATCTGCACGAATGCGTGTTCTTGGGTCGTGCTTGTGATCGTGTTGGTCAGGGCTTCAATGCACCCCTTCGGTTGGCGGTGGCCGTTCTTGGCAAAAAACTCCAAAAACGGATTGTAGGTAACCACAAAATCCGAATCCACGATGGCGTTGACCAGTTGCATATTGACCTCCTTCTTGCCAAAGTTCTCCAGGCAAGCCACATAGATGTTGTTGAGATCCGTGTCGTTAATGGGTTGGCCGTTAAGTTCGATGTTCCTGGTCACGGCGTTGCGGCGCAGGTCGTAGGATCGCAGGTAGGCTTTGATCTGCTTGATGGGCGAATCCTCGGTGGATGCGGTTTTCAGTTCATCGCTATCCATTTGCATGGTGTGTGCGACGATTTCATCCAACTGCTCCACATCTACCTGGTCAATTTCCCGAAGGATGCGGACCGCCGTTTCGGTAGCGGAGGCGATGTCTTTAGGGCCGCCGTTGGTTCCCACCCGCATACGGTGGGTCTTAGCGGTTGACACAATGTGGCGGGTCTGCGGGGTTTGGATTTCAACGCCCGCATTTTTAGCCAGCCACATGAAGGATGCGAAGGACACGGAGTTCTGCTTGGTTTGGCAGAGGGCTTTGTACTTCCGATCGCAGGCTTGCGGGTCGTACTTCGGGGATATGGCTGACACCCGATGGAATAGGTCCGCACCCATGTCTTGGTACTTTGCGGCAATGGCAAATCCGATCTTGACCCAATCGGCATAGGAATTGGTAAGGTCAATCCGCTTGGATTCAATCTGCTGGATGATATGCTCCACATCATGCTCGCCGTGTGGATAGAACTTCGGTGCAGGCGTTGCCTTGGCTTTGGGAAGGTAGGCTTTGAATACGGCCACCTTGCGTTCGGTGTGGTAGGCTTCGGGGTCAAAACTGACAAACCGCAGGCGGGACACATCCTTGCAGGCGGGGTCAATAATGATGTGGTACTTGTCCGCAAGGCGTTTCTCCAGGGCGAAGAACGCATCCAGGTGGCGATCGGGTTCGATACGGTAATAGGCGGCATACCCTTCCCCACCTGTGGACTTGTGCATGGCAAGAAGAAACTCGTCATTCAGCAGAGCCTTCATGTTCACGCCCTCGTTGTCCTTGGCATCAATGTCTATGCACAGGATCCCCGAATGCGTGTCAAGGCCATCCCTGCCCTGCTTCTTGAACTTGCCGCTTGGTGTAACGGCAGAAAGCCTCCGTTTGGTTTCGTCGGTCTTGGCCTTACGGTATGCGGTCACCTCGTTGTACCAATACCCATCACGGATGTTGGTGATGTACTCCGCAAAGTCCAGGTGATCGTCGGGGGTGGTGTTGCGTGTTGCCGCTCCTTTTGCGGCCTTGAATAGTGAAATTGTTGCCATAGGGTAAGAAAAAAACGCCCTGACTGTTGCGGCAGCCAGGGCGAGGGGTTACGATGGAATGAACCCTTTATCTAAACACCGCATGGCCGCAATCATGGGGTGGTTACTTGTAAATGTAATAAGGCTACAAAGTTACACTAAAAAGGCATATCGCCATCTTGGGGGGCAAAATTCCCGCCGCTGGTCTGCTGCTGCATGGGTTCCACTTTGCCTGACAAAAACCGCTTGCCTGACTTGCCTTCTTTGACCCATGCGGATAACCGCATCTTGGTCCCGTCGGGCAGGACGACTTCGCCCCTGTAATCGGGACGCTTCGGGTTGTCGCCTTTGTCGTTTGCGAACAGGGAGAAGGTGTTGGGTTGGGGGGTGTAATCGCTCATGGGTTTTGGGTTGGGGTTTGGTTTACTAATTTATTAATGATTTCAGTTAATTTAAGTACTTGCTGGGCAAGAGATTCAACGGTCAATTCTTGGACACTTGCAGGCTCTTGTGTGAATAGTTCGGGTGTTGATTTGGATTTAGTTTTTGATTCGTTGACTTTTTTGGTTTGAGCATCGTAGCAGTTAACGCAAGTTTCAAACGATGGGCTAAATTGGCTGACGGCCTTGTACTTACCATAAGCCACTTTCTCAATTATTCCAGCGGCAACAAAGTAATCGTGAAGGGTTGCTGAAACCTTAAATGCTTGACACAATGCGCTAATTTGCTTGGCTGGTGTTGGGTCTTTGCATATGAACCAAAGGGAGGTTCCAAATACAAAGGCTTTTTGATTCCTTCGGTTTTCAGTTGCGGGTGTTTTCATGGTTTATGGGTTTTGGGTTGGGGTTTGGTTGGGTTGGATTGAATAAGTGAGGTTTTCTTTGATGAGCCAATTTGAAGCCTTTAAATCGCTTAAAATGCGGTAGG